TCCGGGTTAGGGAGGGCGATGAGGAGTTTGTACCCAGTCGGTTTGGGTAACTGACTTGCGACTTTAGTGTCGTTTTCTGACATGTTTTCCTGCACCTTTCGGCGGTTGCACCCCTTGCGGGGAGATTGCACCCCTTTCGGGGCGAGGGTTCACTGTTTAACCAGTGAAGTTGATAACGTGTTTAATCATCGTCAATTTGTTGTGTGAGGTCAAGTAGTTCTCGTTCAGCGCGGGCCAAGCCCTCCACAACGCCACAACACCTCTTGTACTCAGCGAAGTCTGCACAGCCTCCTCCAGCGATGTGGTCGGCCATGTCGTTCATCTGCTGACGTAAGGATTTACGGAGAAACTCCGCAAGATTGTCGGTTACAGGCATTACTTCGGCTCACGCTGCTTTTGGTTCAGCAACTCTCTGGCGATTTCTACGCCCAACTTGGCACCCTGAACCTTGTCCCTTGAGGCGATCTCCTTTGACTGGAGTTCGTTCTGGGAGTTTGTTGCAGCGATCTGGACACCCAGACGCGCACCTTCGATACGCTCTTGGGTCTTGAGGCGGTCCTTTTCGGCCTGCATCCGCATTTGGGCTTTCTGCATATCGGCCTGAACCCGCGCCATATCGGCTTGGGCTTTTTGCTGGATTTCCTGCGCCCGCAGTTGAAGTTTCTGCATTTCCATCTGGAGTACCGGATCTTGGGCTTGTTGCTGTTGCTGTTGCTGTTGGGCTTCCTGCTGGGCTTTGCCCAAAACCTGAGCCGCAGCCGGGGCCACCAACTGGGAAATACGGTATTCGATGTCTTCCGGAAGAGGTTCCCCCGGAGGAGGCAGTTTCATGCCCAACTGTTTTTCGATCTGCTGTCGGTAAGCAAAGGCCAGATGTTCCGACACATGGGATGCCAAAGCGGCTTGCATGGCTTGAGCAGCCTGCGGGGCCTGCTGGAGCATTCCCTGCAAACGCGGGTCTTGACCAAAGGACATGTGGGTCTGGATGTGCGCTTCGTGGTCCTGATAGATAAACGCCTTGATGGGCTTCATCTGCAGGGCATTCATGTTCTCTGTGACCGGGTCCGTAGGCGGAATGTCTTCCTGAGGGATGACTTCACTGGAGTCAGCGATCCCAAGAGCCTCAATCATCTGACGATGAAGGAGCGGCAGGTCATACAACTGAGGTGCTTGGGCCGCTAACTGGAGAGCCGCCTGATACTTCATGATCCGCTGGGCCATGGTCCCCGCATTCGGATCAGAAACCGGGATGATATCGATGCGGTCATCGAAATCTTCCTTGGTCAGTTCTTTACCCGGAATGTCATACGGATATTCATCCGGGCCGTAGTCATAAACCAACTGAGAAAGAAGTTTCAGTTCTTTCTTCATTGAGGCGTGTAAACGGGCTTGGACCGCTGACATCACCTTCATGGATCGTTCGATGATTGCGAGGGTGGTTCCGACCGGAGCCTCCGCGTTCATGTCGGCCACCTTCATGTCTGCCTGAGAGGCAAACCGGCGACCTTCATCAACGATGTTTCCCAGCAATTGATACAAGGTACCCGAAGGTTCCTTGTAGGGCAGGAAGGTAATGTTATCGCGTAGGGTTCCGGATGGAATGTCTACGTCACGGAACTCACCCGGCATGATGGGTGTATCGTCGCCTTTGATCCGGAGTCCGCGAGTTTTCAATCCACCCGGAAGATTAGACAGGGTTCCGGCGTCAACTAATTGACGCAGGATGGATGTTGAGGACTTAGCCAGTCCACCGACAAGGTGAACCAGTCCGAATCCATAAAATCCCAAACCGGGGATGTAGGTGTATTGAACGAAATGCTGGCGGCGCTTCTTGAGCGGATCCTCTTCATACCAGTTACGTCGAATCGCCAGAATCTTGCGTGAAGATTTGTCAATGAATCAAGGTCCATGCCCTTGGATTCACCGTTCAACTTGTCGTAAGACTTCTGAATTTCAGTGATATCGGGAGACGGAGGCGGCAAGTCGATGTCGGCGTAGAAGCCTGAAACCTGCAACTTTCGAATCTCGTTGTAGGATTTCTTCATCACATGGGTGGCACGTTCGCAGGTGATCAAATCACTTGCGCCGTAGGAGACTACAAAGTCTTCTGCCGGAACGAAGATCGAAGCCGGTCTACCCAAGGAAGGATCGTAATAAACCTTTCTGAATGCAGCACCACAGAGAGCCAGAGAGAACAGGAGTTTCTCTGTCTCTGAGCGGTATTCGCTCATGCGTTCCGTAAGGAGATAGTTTAAATACTCCTGAACACGCTCTGCTTGTTGGGTTCTTTCGGTGGTGGCTTCGCCCAATATCTTGGTTTGAACTGGGCCACGGGCAGGAAAGATTTCCTGAATGGACTGTGCTTGGAAGCGGACAATCGCCTCAGAGAGCATGGGATGAAAGACTCCACAGGCTCCTTCCCATGGCTGGGTACGATCTTCAATCTTCAGCCCTAGAAGATCCAATCCTTTGATGTAGGTGGTTTCCCATTCCTTGCGTGAGTCTTTGTCTGCCTCAAAGAGAGTAGAGAGTTCCGACCCGATGTTGTGGAGGGTCGAATCATCAATGAACTCTGCAAGGTTGTCGTTGTGGTTTGCAGCAGGAGCAGGTTCCGGGGAAAGATTGATCTCCACCCCGCCATCCGGCAACTCCACCACCACCGGCTCTTCAGACGGTAGAGGAACATCCATCGATTGCCCTTGTGTCATGAAGGGCATCAAAGCGCGATCTACCGCCATGACAGACTCCTACAGGTCGCGGAACTTGCCGCCTTTGACCGCAGCACCCATACCACGAGCAGTGCCGGAGGTACCCATGGTTTTGCCACCGCCGTACATCTTCTTCGAACGCATGGCACCACCGACCATCACGGGCTTACCGATGCCGCTCATCTTGCCCTTGAGTTTGTCTTTGGGCTGTTTGCGCGACTTCGGGGCTTCCATCATTTCAGTTTTGTCTGTTCGGCCTTTCATGTTCTAAATCCTAGTAGTAAGAAATCTTCCGTTTATACACAGGTTGATCCTTGTAATCGGACTGGAGGGACACAAACCCACCTCTACGATAGCGCAGCAGAGCCTGTGTCCCGGAGTCCACATAGTCATCATGCTCTCCAGCGGGAAAAGACGCAAATTCTTCCACCACTTCCTCTGCGAAACGGGTGTTGGGACGCCAGATCTTTCCGCTAGAGAACAGATCCGCAATGGCATTCACACGAGCCACCTTGTCATTACCCCTTGAGGGGGTGTATTCGGCTACCGGGATACCCATTGCACGAAGTTCGAAAATGAGGGGGGTACCCGCTGCCTTGGCTTCCACAATGAGACTGTCTGGCTTCCAATAGTTATAGAGTTCATAGGCCCTCTTCTTCAGGGTGGGGAACTCCATCTTCTCCTTGTGGGCATCCATGAGAATGATATTGGGCTGCATGGCCCCAGAGCCATCTGGGTGGTAGAAGACACCCCAAGTGGTACAGGCGGAGTAGTCAGAACGCTCTTTCTTCAAGAACGCGGTATCCCATGACTGGATCAAAAACTGACACTGTGGGGGCTTGTCTTGTTCCCACACCTTCCACCACTCCCGTTTAATCAATGCCCCCTCTTCGGAGGTGGGATTCTGCTGATACTGGGCTTGCCATTTATGGGTAGGGATTTCTTCCCGGATGGCCTCCAGTTCCTCTAACGGCCAGAACTCAGGCCAGAGGGGTTTCTGACGGGGACCGGAGGTGTACCACTCGTAGGCATGGTCAAACACGGCAGGATCTGCGGACTGACCCTCTTGTTCATCATGGGGGTCGTCGATGATAAGGATATCGGCACCCTTACCGGTCACTGCACCCCCGATACCGATTGCAAAATACTCCCCTCCCTTGGAGGTAGACCAACGCCCTGCGGCTTTGGAGTCCGCCCGGAGAGCAGCATCCGGAAATACAGACCGGTAGTCATCCGAATCAACTAGGTTACGAACCTTTCGACCAAAGCCCACCGCCAGTTCCGCAGTGTGAGAGGACTGAATAACCTTCTTCTGGGGGAACTTGCCCAGAAACCATGCCGGGAACAAGAAAGACCCAAACTCAGACTTGGTATGCCGGGGCGGCATACAAATGATCAATCTCTTGAGTTTGCCAGAAGCGATTTCCTCAAACTTCTGACCCATGATCTTGTGATGACGACCCGAAATGAACCCCGGCCACATCCGATGCACAAAGGGAATGAACTGCTCTTGAGCCAATTCCCTCGTCTTAGCCCTCTCGTACTCCTCAAACAGTTTGAAAAACTCTTTCTGCTGGTCATCAGGTAGGGTTTTAACTAACCCCATGATTCTAGGAAGGTTTTCTGCTGTCAGTTGCACTAAAAGAACCTCAAAATGCAGGGACAATAGCCCCCGTTTCATCACAAGTTAGGGTTTTGCGTCGTCTCCCACCCCAACTCTTCGCGAACCCACCCTTTGGAGTGGGTGAAGCGACTTGACACTATCAAGAATCGCTCTCATATACTCCCTTTCACACCTTCTCTCTAGCGCATGGATTGCTCGGTTGACGTTGTATTAGTGCCTATACTCGCAATCCTTCAAGACAGGTCCGATTTTATCACAAGAATTGGTAAAAATCAATACCTTTTTGAGATTTTTTGCAAAATATTTTTCAGTAGGGACTCCTATACCACTTTATCCCTACAAATTCCCAGAAAACACTAACAAAAACAACAATTTACCTACACTTAACCCCTACCCCTACCACCATATTGTTGCGTAAAAGCAACGGAACAAAGCAAAAGTAGGGGATCGGATGAGTGGAATCGCAGGAATGTTGCGGAATAGCAACATGTATGCGGTAAAGTAACAGAATCGTTTGAGTGAAATCGCATGTATAGGGATCGCACAGGTACCGTTGCGCTACAGGGGGGTGTGGGTGTCGCGAATCGCGTCGTGATCGGCGTCGTTTAACCCCTGCACCCCG